GTTTCAAAGAAAACTGGACAGTATCGTATCAAGGCCCTGCCAGCACAGAGCAACATCAATGATATCCGTAGTTATATCAAAGAAGTGCAAGTGCAAACAGGTATCAAGATAGATTTTGTCATGTGTGATTACTTAGACTTGTTGATGCCGGTTAGCGCCAAAGTCAGCCCAAACGATTTGTTTGTCAAAGACAAGTATGTTTCAGAGGAATTACGTAACTTGGCTAAAGAACTCAATGTGTTGTTTGTAACAGCATCGCAGTTGAATCGATCGGCTGTGGAAGAAATTGAATTTGATCACAGTCATATTTCGGGTGGTATCTCTAAAATTAACACGGCTGACAACGTGTTTGGTATCTTTACCAGCCGTGCCATGAAAGAACGTGGCAAGTATCAAATACAATGTATGAAGTCGCGTAGTAGTACGGGTGTAGGCATGAAGATTGATTTGGACTATAACATTGAAACCATGCGTATCACAGACCCAGGCGAAGATGCTGGCCCGGTTAATTCTTTTGCCAAAGGCAATTTACTTGACACAATCAAAGCAAAAAGCACAATGGTCAGTAAAGAAACGGTTGATGCTGATACTGGAGAAATTAGTAAAGTTACTGCTGATGTGCAAAGTGCTAAATTAAAACAATTACTTGGACAAATTAAACAAACATAATGCCAAATCAATTTTGTAGATATTTGTCAAACGGTTACACATTTCATTTGAATAAAAATAATTCTATCGATGTAAGTCCTTGTTGTTTTTATACAAAGAAAATTCCGTTTGATGACCAATTATTATACAATCATAAAGTTATGTTTGATTCAGTTAATACATGGACTGATAATTGCAACTCATGCAAGGTGTTAGAAAATTCTGGACAACAAAGTCTTCGCCAAGCTGCCACTGAATGGATTGATGATCTAGTAGATTCACAAGATCCTGTATCCATTGATATTTTTTTAGAAAATGAATGTAATGCAGCCTGTGTAATTTGCAATGAATTTAGTAGTTCTTTATGGAAAAAAGAAAATTTAAAATTAAACAATAAAACAATAAAAATTAAAAAAGATGATGTTTTTATTAATGACACTATTGACCGTATTATTAAAACTGTGTCTTTAGAAAAATTAAAATATGTTAAATTTTTTGGTGGCGAGCCATTGTTTACAGATACTCATTTAAAATTTATAAGGCATATACCCCATCCAGAACAAGTAACACTACACTATACTACCAATGGTTCTATATACCCTAATAGGGAAGTTCTTAAAGAATGGAAAAAATTTAAAACAATAATCTTTGCCGCAAGTTTGGATGGAATAGAAGAACAATTTGATTACACAAGATGGCCATTACCTTGGAATAAAGTTAGTAAAAATTTGATTCGTTTGAGAGAAAATAAAGATATTTGGAACATGATGTTCAGAGTAGAGTTTACTGCTAATTTTTTAAATACTTACTATTTTGATCGTTTAGAAAACTGGATTAAAAACAATTTAGATACTAATTTGAGTGGTGATAAAACTGAAATTAATATTCATAAGTGTCAAGACGTTTGGGACTTGGATAAAATGCCGCCTACTATTAGAGAAGCAGTTTTAAAAAAATATCCAGTTGACCATGTGATACATAGACTAGTGGCCAATTTGCCAGAACCCACACCATTATTGCCCTGGCAACAGTTTGTTGACACATGGGACACACGTCGAAACAACAGTTGGCAACAAGCATTTCCGGAGTTGGTCCAGTATATTTGAATTAAGTAACTTGACAAAACCAATAAATAATAAAAAGGTTCTGGCCCAAAATGCAAAAGAAAACTCGCAGTTTATTAGAAGAATTAGACTCAATGTATATTGAGCGCGATCAGCGCCATGTCATTGAAAACCGCGCATCTAACGTGATAGCCAGTGCTATACGCTTGCTAGAGCAGATTGACTCGACTTATACAGCTGAGGATGCTCAAAACTTACAGCGTAAATTGATCAACGCTATTAGTCAGCGTGATCCAGGTAAATTTACCCGCACTGTGAGACGCACCGATGCAAATTCATGAAATAACACTGGTACAAGAAGGCCTTGGCACCATGCTTAAAACAATGGGGTCAGACCTTAAAAATGCTGTCAAGGCTCCCATTGACAAAGCCAAATACGCCTTGAACACCCCGGGTTCGTTTACCACTGCACGAGGATACAATGATGCCAGAGACAAATACTATACAGATTTAGTAGGTCAACAACAAACGGCTGATCTAGGAGCCTGGGCAAAAAACTTGGCCAGTGAATGGTCACGTCAACCCAGACCGTCATTGCAGGCACCTGTGTCACAGGCACCGGTTACACCGGCGGCACCCAAACCTACTGTTGCAACTGCTCTAACACCAACTACACCAGCATCAACTACACCAGCTGCCACACCTGGTTATGGTCCTGCATACAAGAACGTAACATCTAATCCACCGGCGGCAGTTCCTAACACCTCTACAGGATTACCACAACCAACTGTTGCTAAAACACCTGCAACTACACCAGCTATACCACCTGCTGTAGCGAAACCGCACACTGGTGGAAAACAACCTGGAGTTGTTAGTCAAACTCCTAATGCCATACGTAAACGCAATACTCGTGCTCAAGGTGCCACTGCACCTGGTCAAAATGCATTTGGACAAATGGCTCAAACTTTAAGCGGTGCTAACAAATCTAAATCAAGCACAGGTGGCACAACAACACAGATGCCCACTGGCAGAGTTCATGCAGCCAATCCTAATGCCACGGCACCTGTAACAACCACAACATCAACAGCAAAACTAGCACCAAAATGGTTAACACCTACAACTAAGATTAGTAAGCCAGTTGCTGGCAAGCCAACCGCAGACGAATATGCAAAGTTACAACAACGAATTGCAGCTGCTGATGCCAAACAACAAGGTGTAACTAATGAAGCGTTTGCAGATCTTCCTGGCTCGAAACCCGCAGCAGGTGGTGCAGTGCCTGCTAGCGCAACAGCCAAGCCTGCAGGGATCAAGTCACCTCCTCCGTTGCAGAGTAGATATGCTCAAAACTTCAAGACGTGGGTGACATCAAAAGTTGCTGATAAATCGTCTGGCCTTGGCCTAGCTGATGTAGAAAAAATGCCAGAGATGACTCGTGCATTGAATCAGGCATTGGCCAAAGTTGTTACAACTCAACAAAATCCCAACGACAACATAGCTGCCGTAGAACAATATTTGTTAATTGTAGGTCAAGCCATGCAAAAATTATCCGCTGAACAAAAAGCAACGCAACAAAAAAACAATCCTAGACGCCAGGTATCAGCAATTACTCCATTATCGTCAATTTTAAATCAAAATCAAATTGATGCTATTACGGCCAAGGGTCAAGACCCTGTTGGGGCACGAGAAATTATGCAAACATTTAAATTAAAATGATACAATCTCTACAAGAAGGCGGCAACGTATTTAAAAATAGCAAAGGCCAGGCATTAACTCAGCGGATTAATCAGACTGATGTTAAACCCACATTGGCCTGGCTTGAAGAATTAGTGCCCGGGTTAGATTTACAAAACAACACGCTGGGATCAACCGGCATCAAATCTACCTCAGGTGATTTGGATATTGCAGTAGATGCCAACACTGTTACCAAAGAACAATTGGAAGCTAGACTTAAACAGTGGGCCGCTAGTCATGGATTCAAACCCGAAGACTATGTTAAAAAGTCCGGCACAGCAGTGCATTTTCTTACACCTATCATTGGCAATCCTGCTAACGGTTATGTTCAAACAGACTTTATGCTGTTGAAGAATGTGCCTTGGTCAAAGTTTGTGCTGGGTGCTGTGCCAGCTGAGTCCAAGTATAAAGGACGTGAACGCAATGTGTTGATGAACAGCATAGCCAAAAGCATGGGATACAAACTGAATCAAATTGCCGGCATTGCTGATCGTAACACCAATGAGATTATCACCGATGATCCAGATGCTGTGGCCAAAATGTTGTTGAACAAAACAGCCACACGGCAAGACCTAGCGTCAGTTGAAAGCATACTACAATCTCTCAGCACTGATCCAGGTCGTGATGCTAAACTAGCAGACTTTAAAGCACATATGGAACGTGAAGGCTTGCCGTTTATGGAAAGCACAGAGCTGCCACCAGTTACTGGATATACAGAGGTAAACTTCCTAGCACGACTACGTGACCGTATTGTTAACCAAGGCATGCAGGTCATTGTGGAAGCTGAAGTGCAAGGTGGTCGTGCCAAAGGCATTGAACATCTTGAAGATTATGTGTTCCGTAACGGCAGCGCAGGCATTAAAAAAGCCATGGACATAGTCAAGCAAACTGCTGCCGACACTGGCAAGACCACCACAGTCAAATGGGACGGCAAGCCAGCACTGATATTTGGTCGCGATGCTAATGGAACATTTATATTGACCGATGTGTCAGGATTTACAGCCAAAGGCTACAACGGCTTGTTTACAAGTCCTCGACAAGTTACACAACATCTGGCCGCCAGAGATGCTGATGCAGCTGCATTAGGCAAACCTGCTACTCGTGTAAGAGATCTTGCGCCAATATATGACAAGCTATGGGGCATGTTAGATGCCGCAGTGCCACCAAACTATAGAGGATTTGTGCAAGGCGATTTGTTGTATATGGACACTCCGCCATTGCAGGCTGGCAACTATGTGTTTACGCCCAACACTATAGAATACAAAATTCCAGCCAACAGTGATGTGGGCAAGCGTATTGGTGCCAGTGAAGTTGGCATTGCCATGCACACTAGATATGCCGAACCCGGCGCTGCCAAAGAGCCCATTGGCAACGTTAAATTTAAAACAGTTCCGGGATTGCTATTATTGGAGCCAGTGTATGCCAAAGAAAATGTTCGACCAAACCGAGAATTGACACAGCAACTTAGAACCGTTTACAGCAGTCAAGGTGCTGCCATTGATCAACTGTTTAATCCAGCAGAACTTCGTGCGTTACAAATCACTGACTTGCCCAAGCTGTGTATAGATTATATCAACAGCAGAGTGGGCACTGGGTTTGATAACTTGTTGGCTGATTTTGGGCCTTGGTTACAGCAAAGTGTTACACCCAAGAAGTTTAAAAATATTGTAGAATACTTACAAAGTCCACGTAGCAACTTGGCCGGAATGGCCGCGGCATTTACTGCTTGGGGATTGTTGCATGACATCAAGATGGATGTGCTACAACAGTTGGATCTACAACATCCAGGACAAGAGGGCTGGGTAATGGCCACTCCTGCTGGCATGGCCAAGGCTGTGAATCGTCTTGCTGGCGGATTTACTGCGGCAAATCGTCAAATAAACAACCCAGAACTAGACGCTAACTCCTAATTTTTGCCAAAAGGTATAAATAAAAGTAGGACTTCACAGTCCATACACTAAGGAGATTTAAAAATGGCTTATATTACTATTAGTTCGGGCGACGCCCAACCAGTATTTGCAACAGACGTATTGAATGGCCCAGTTAGCCCATCAG